GACATTATTCTTAGGCATAGACTCTTGGCCATCGTCATCATCTTGAACACATCCAACTAAAGCCGCTAATGCGTAGCGCCTAGCATAAGTAAGACCTGAACCTTGACCCTGGCTTGTGTTATTGGCATTGATCACAGGAATGGTGGACTTAATCCACTGGCCTGAAGCATGCATAAGCATAGATATAAGAATAGGCTTACCATCTGCTATGTCAACAATTTGGGTAACCGATAACCCATGCTTACTAAGAGGTTCACGGATAGCATCCCAAACAGCGCTAAGATCGGCGTAACGCGACTTAAAGTGCGGGTTTAGGGAATCCTTGGATGCAAAGGACATTTCGCCCTGGCACAAAGCCAGAGCCTTAGCAATTTCATTTATATTTTCAGAGTGACTCATATTGGGCCTCTTGTTGTTCTTTGTGCCATTGATATTTAAAATCGTCAAAATCCTGGAAAATAGCGGCCCTTTCGAGCCGTGTCATCTTTTCTAGTAAGTCATCGCGCATGTCATCCATGTAAGTGTATAACATGGAGTCTTCAGCTGTTTGTTCGTATGGGTTCATGCAACACCTCCGACTAGTTGTGATCTAATGCTTTTCAAATCATCTGCAATCTTAAGTGATTCCCAGCTGAGATATTCTAGTTGTCTGCCAAGTTCGTGGCCGAATCTTGTTTCATTGTCGGCCATAATGCTTAGTGTGTTGCTAAGTCTATAGCCTGTTTCTATAAGTTGTTCTAGGTCTGTCATATTGTCTCCTTGTGTTTGAGTATCTCTGCTGCTCAAGCTGCTAGGCTTGGTGACCTAGTCGACAGCGAGCTTGCTTTGATGACTTTATCTTATCACAAGACAACATTCAATACAACACAAAAGTTATCAGTTGCATATAAATGATTGATGATATAAAGTAAGATCATTCAATAAAGGAGGAGATATGACGCTAAGAGAATATTTGTTTAAGAATCGCCTAACAGCCACAGAAATGTCGGAGAAGTTAGGGGTGAGTAGAAACTATTTAACCCTGATAAAAAATGGTCGTGTGCGACCTGGGTTTGAGCTTGCAACTAAGATTGAGTTATTAACGGGTGGAGAAGTATCAATGAAGGAGCTAAGACCATGAACGAAAATGATCCACATATTAAGGCAAAGATTTTAAGAGAAGCTGGTATGCGAAGGGATAAAAGACTTCGTGTGGCTTTGACGCAAGATGAATACGCAAAATTATTGAATATGGCATTCCAGGAAGACCTAACTATGGCGGATATTATCCGAAAGAAAGTGTTTAAGGACGTGTGAGATGCGCTAATATTATAGATTTTTCTGGAAAGATATCTGTTTCTGGAATAATGTGGCTCATTCAAACAAAAGGCCCCGTTGTTGCGGGGCCTCTCAAGGCTTAAGCCTCAATATAACGTGGACTGTAGTTAGCCAAATGTTATATCACCCTTGAGTTTAAATCAACACATACTCAAGGAGTTTCATGTCTAGTTCACATTCAGATAGTTACAACACCGAAAACAAACCTAACTTTTATGCGATCATCCCAGCGGACGTGCGATATTGCAGAGAGATTGAGCCTGGAGCTAAGTTACTTTACGGTGAAATAACAGCTTTGTCTAATAGGGAAGGTTATTGCTGGGCTACCAATCGATATTTTGCAGAGGCTTATGAAGTCGATGAGAGAACGATTCAACGATGGTTAGAGTCTTTAAAAAAACAGAATTTCATTTCAGTTCAAATTGATAAGACAGGTTTTCAAACCTCTCGCAAGATCTACATTTTTAAAGAAAATATTACGACGCGACAGAACTGTCATAGTCGCACGACAGAAACGTCATCATCGAACGACAAAAATGCCCCACATAATAATACATATAATACTACAAAGAAAGAACTACTACTACCTGGAGAAGAAGTAGAAGTTTCTCAAGATTCAAAGGTTTTTGCTAAACGATTCCATGAAAAGTCAAAAGAATTCGCCAACAAATATGGTAAATCTTGGATTTTCCCTGAAAAACTAATTCTAAGCCTCATTCTTGAGCACAACGCTACATATGTGGCCGATCAAGCCTCTTATTTGTGTAATCAGCAGGAAAGGGCTTTAAAAGAAGAAATTGATGGTGCTAAGAAAAAGACCCCAAAAATAAAAAAACCGCAACATTGTCTGATTCTCGCCTGCAAGGAGAATTGGGCATTATCAAATCACAAGGAAAAGGAATAACACATGGACATTAAACTTCCGATCAACGAGGAGTCAGAAAGACTCATTCTTGGTCGCATGATGAATTCAGTCAACACGGCTAATATTGTTTTTGAAAAGCTTGAGGAATCTGACTTTTTCGGTGCAGAGAATCGTGCTATTTTCAATTGTGGGTATAGGCTTTTTTCTAAAGATCGAGTGATCGATGCAACTTCTATTTTAACTCAAATGGAATGCGATTTTCCTCAGCTTGCAAATTATAGCACAGTTCATGGACTTGCTAACTACTATGCAGGTGTAAATATATCACTAGATCAATACATTGATATTCTTAAGAAGTATTCAATTTCAAGGAAAGTGATCAATTTCTCAAAAGAGATGATGATTGAAGCCTCTTCTTTGGATCATTCAGCCGAGGAGATTAAGAATGTCTTTTTGAAAGATTCTGATACGATTTTCAAAAGTTTGAATGAGGGCAATATTCAGTCCCTTTCGCAAATTCTAAAGGGAGATTTTAGAGGGACAGGAAGGAATTTCATTGACTATGTGCAGAACAAACAAGAGCGCAGGGCAGCTGGATATAACACGATAGAGGGCTATTTATCAGGATATAAGTTGCTTGATGATTGTTTAGAAGGATTCAATAAGAAGCATTACATGATCATAGGGGCAAGAGCTGGTATTGGTAAAACAACGTTCATATTGAATTTGATCAAAAGATTTATGGAAAGAAACTTGAAAGTTGGGTTCTTTTCTTTGGAAATGTCAGCCGACATGGTTGTTGAGAAATTCCTTTGTTTATGTGCGGGGGTTGATCAAAAGAAATTGTCGAGGGGTGACCTATTGCCTGATGAATTTCATGCAATTTTGGAAGCATCTAGGAAGATTGATGATTCAATTCTGATTGATGATCAACCGAATTTACAGGTTTCTCAATTAGCGGCAAGAGCAAAGAGGATGGTTAAGGCTCATGGAGTGCAAGTCATTTTTATCGACTATTTGTCTGAGGTAAAAGGCGATGGGCGATTTCCTAATAAGCAAGAGGAAATTATGTATGTGTCAAAGGCAATTCGAGCGGTTGCAAAGAATTTGAACATACCGATTATTTGTTTGGCTCAATTGAATCGTGAGAATGAAAAAGCCGAGCGCAAGCCGCGGAAATCTGATCTGAGAGAATCGGGGCAAATTGAAGCGGATGCCTACAGCATTATGTTACTTCATAGGGATGATGAAAACAGGCCAGGGGTTATTGAATTGCATGTTGTTAAAAATCGTATGGGCAAAGAATCTAGTTTTGATTTTAGTTTTGACGGGAAAACAGGAACAATGGAGGAGCTTGGTTACTATAAAATGAGGAATAAGGAAAAGGAAGAAGAGATTAAAAATGCTGATTGGCTTGGGGGATAAAATGAAGATTGAAAGGGGCATAATGCCAGAAGAATTTGATATAGGTGCATTGATAAATAATGATGAAATATTTGAACTTGCAAGAAAAAAACTTAGGCCTGAGAGATATTTAGATCAAAAATTGAAAGCGCTCGTTGAGATTATGATAGAACATGGGAACTCTATTGACTCCATTGTTGAAGTAGATAGAGAATTAGCTATTTATGCGATGGAACTTTCTCTTCATGTTTCAGGATGGCAGATAAAACTTAAGCAAGAATCATATATATCGCATGACAATCAAGACAAAAAGTTAAGGATAAAGGATATGCTGATTGATTTTCTTCCAGAGAAGCAAAGGAAATTTATTGAGAGTGAAAGTTTTAAATTTATGTGCCAGCAACTGGAAAAGTTTTTGACTGAGAAGAATAATTATGATGAGAATAGGCAGGCTTTGAAATTAGCAAAAGATAATTTTGAACATTATTGTGAAATGAAGGAGTCATTATGAATGAAATAGATGATATGGTTGATGGTTTGAAAATCGTTGATGAAATCGGAGAAAAGACATGGCAATTAATTAATCAATATTCTGAAAGAGAGATCGGCTATCATTTGATGGCAAAAGGCCTCTTATTTGGTTTATTTCAACATGCATATTCAGATGTTGAATTTGATGAGGATCGATTAGAAAAAGCGTTTAATGCGTTTGTTGATTTTGCGTATTTTGTACATATGCTCGTGGTAAAAAAGAAAGAGCGTGAATCCCAAGGAGAAGAATCATGAGTGAGAAAGATGAAAAATTCAAATATGTCACTGTTTCAGGACTATTATTGGAAAAACTTTGCGAAGATCATGAAAGAAGCTTTATGGCTCTTAGGACCATTGAGGAAAATAAACATATGGGGCCGGAAGAAAAATTAATTATTATTTATGAATTAATTAGGGCAATGCGCACCAAAAATATTCAAGCCGATCAAATGAATCATAAACAAACTAAATACTTAACTCTCAAAGAGTTGGAAGAGAGTAAACTCACAAGGATACAATTATGACTGAACAAGAAATAAAATCCGAAAGAGAAAAGGCATTTGATAAACTCATAGAAGAGCAGAATGATTGTGAATTTCGCACAACTCTATGTCCTAATTGCAATGGTGATTACTGCCATATTGAAGACATGACTTATTTTATGCCTTCTAATGATGACTATGTTTCTCCTGGTAGAGTTCATTTAGGAAGACACATAAAGATTTTCAATGAAAATATAGATATGGGACTGAGGATTAGAGAGGGACAAATAGATATACATTTTAGTTGTGAATATTGCGAAAATGAATGGATTTATAGAATTGCCTTTCATAAAGGGCAGACATTTGAAATAACAAAAAACATCAGGAACAAAAAATGATTGAAATATTGAAATTTGAAATGGTCAATAAAGGCGCGCTTGTTGCTCGCTTTAGCGTAAAGATGCAAAAATGGGGAGGCTTGGTTATTAGAGATTGCACTCTATTTGAATCAGGTGATAAGAGATGGATTAATCTACCTTCTAAGGAATATGAAGCGGAAGGGAAGAAGAAGTATGCGCCTTACTTGATATATGAAGATAGAGAGACTAATGACAAGTTTAAAGAAGCAATTATGAATGCAGCTCTGGAGATGCGTAATAAACATTCGGCTCCAGCTCAAAGGGATGCTTTTGAAGAAGTGCCCTTTTAAATAAAAAACCCCCGCTAACACAACGGGGGAAACTGCAAACAAACGTTTCAAGGAGTTCATAAATATGAACAATTAAGATGTAAATTAATTTGGAATTTGGGTCAAGAAGAAAGGCCGGATATGCGAGCCGGCCTCTCCCAAGGAAATATGAAAAAGCGATTATGAGGACAATTTTATTTTATTATATTACCACATTCTGGTAAAGGTGTTTCATGAAAATTTTACGACATAAATACCACGCTGTTAGCACTAAGAAGGATGGTAAAAACTTCGATTCCAAGATGGAAGGAAGATATTACGAGCAACTCAAATTAAGACAGTTGGCTGGCGAAGTTATATTTTTTTTAAGGCAAGTTCCTTTCGATCTTCCAGGCATGAAATATGTAGCCGACTTCCAGGTGTTTCTGTCGGATGGAACAGTGGAATTTATTGACGTGAAGGGGATGGATACTCCCATGAGCAAAGCTAAAAGAAAGGCGGTAGAAGAGATCTACCCCGTGACCATAAAGATAGTAACTAAGGTTTAGCATGATCAGCAAAGATGATAAAATATCAATTGATTTGATTGAAACTAAGTGGACGGATTTTTCTTATTGCCGTCGCAAGAAAGAATTTGAGTATACTGACAATCATCCCTGTTGGTTATCGATGATTGAAAGAGAGGACATGTTGACCACGTTGCTAAGGATTTTAAACAAGTACCAAAAAAAGCGAACAAAAACCACTTATGAATACGAAATCGATTAAATTGACAGACGAACAGATCATTGACTTAATCTTTGAGCGTCAAATTGTTATTGACAATATCGCTATATCTTCTAAACATAGTCTTTTGACCATCTTATCACGACTAGACGCGGAGTTAAGCAATGGAAAGATCTTTGGAAGTGAAGATTCAGTTTTTTGCAGGTCAGATAACATCGAGGATAATAGAGCTCGAGGCCGGATTGCTTATAGGACAAAACATACTCGAAGAAAGAAAGCTTATGGCCCAATCTGAAATACTGCAAGAAATGTTAGATCGCTATGAAGATATTTTTGCAAACGTGCTTCATGAAGATTGAGTTAAAAAGAATATTTTGATACTCTTAATCTAATGCACAAATGGCCCTAAACATAATTATGAGTGGGTTTTATGGATTGTACTTATGTGTTTATTTTTTTTGGTGGGTTTATGGTGGGGCTACTTGCCTCTTACCTCAGGAACTCATATAGCAATCGTGCAAGATGAAGATTAAATTCTAAATTTAAGGAAAGTTTATGAAGAAGTTAATTACGTTAGGAATGCTATTTTTTATGCCTGTTTTATCAGCTGGGCAATATGTTGGTGTGAATTTGGGTATGAACAACGGAGTTCTGACCAACCAATCGCATAATGATAAAGTTGGATTTAAGCTCGGTGGAAATTATGGCTGGAAGTTTGATTCCAATTTCCGTGCTGAGGCTGAAATCAACTATAGAGAAAACCACCAGAAAGCTGATAAATCTTCAGAAAACGGAGCGGTAGCAAAGAAATCAACTGAAAAGTATAGCCTAACTTACATGGCTAATGTTCTATATGACGTACAAAACCTACAAACTTACGGTATCGTTCCTTATTTCGGTGTGGGTATTGGTTATGCTCAGAATACAGAGAAATCAAAAGTAAAAGGCGTTGCTGCTACAAAACAAGATAAGGTAAGAGATAACCGCTTAGCTTATCAAGGAATTGTGGGAGTGAAGATGCCAATCAATGAAACTCTAAGCGTTGGTGCAGAATATCACTATCATGCAGGAAAAGCACATACTAAAGATCATAGCTTGGCAATGACAGTAGTTAGAAGTTTCTAAAAAAGCGGTAGCGCGGGACTACGCGCAAGCCCCTAAAAAGGCATCCCGCATTTAATTTATGATGGAAGATTACTTGCCAGAATTTCAAGAGGATTACATGGACAAGAAAATTAAGAAGCTCCAAACAGCAACAGGCAAATTAGTGAAGCAAGAAGCTAGTCTTCTCAAAGAAGATAAAAAGCATGATAAAGTGATAGACAAGGCTAAAGCTAAGATGAAAGGTAAATGCTAATGAATGGGGAGACGGTAAGTCTCATATTCCTATGCCTGGTTGTGATTATCGCTACCTCATTTGTGGTTTGTACATTCATTGATATACTCAAAGGAAATCTCAAGTGATTGAAGAAGTAAACTTTGACAAAGAGAAAAAAATGGAAGCTTTTCGCTTGATCGAAGAAGGATTCCAACAAGCTCAAGATCTAGTCGGAATGAAATTCGCTCTAACAGTCTTGGTATTATATACACAGGAATTAACGACTAGGGCTAAAAAAATGTATGACGATGGGAAAATCGATTTAGAGGGAAACCCAACATAAATGAAAGAAACAGCAAGCGAAATAACTGTCACTATCAAAGACGACGAAAGAACATACAAATCAAAACACTTGATCTATACAACATACACCGTAAGCGAAGATGACGCCCTCATAAAAGAGCTAATAGCTAAGGCCCTCCAAGAATTTAATGGAGAGCCAACGGATGTTAGAATACGTATCAACCTAACTATTCTTTAGTATCTGAGCTATTAAGAGCATGGCAGCATTAAGATCACATTGAGTCACAAATCCATATTGTACATGACGAGGTAAGTCATCAAACCCTTTATTCATCTCATCAAGCATATCAATGAGTTCCTTTCTACTTGGTTTCCCTTCATTGATTGGTTTGTCTTCTTCATAGTGCTTATCAACTTCTCTATCTTCTTGCTTTACTACTGGCTTGTCTACAATGCTACCGCATAACTCACACTTATGCTTGTTTTTCTCAAGATATTTGGCTATTTCAAGTTGATTGCTCATCATTTATCCTTGTAAAGTAAATATTTGACTCACTCGTAAAAATGAGGTTTTCCCATCGCAAAAACACAAAGTTTATCATGGGCTATGAAAAAAATCATGCAATGACGTAAAGTGATTACATACATACTTTTATGTTTAAAAAGAGTGATATATGTCTAGACCTGAAATGCCTATCGATTGGGAAGAAGTCGATTACATGCTTAAATGTGGTTGCTTAGGTACTGAAATAGCAGCAGTTTTCTGTATGCATCCAAAGACTTTTTATAAGCGCGTAGAAGATAAGTTTGAAAGGAGTTTCACGGAGTATTCACAAGAAAAGAGAGCTATAGGTGAAAGAGCCTTAAGGCAGAAGCAATATGAAAAGGCCATGGGACTCACAGAAACGGGTGATAACACATTGCTAATCTGGCTCGGAAAGAATCGACTTGGTCAACGCAATGAAGACAAAATGACGATTGTTACACAAGAACAACAAGCAACACTCGATAAGACCATGGACATGGTAGACTATCTTCAATCTAAGAAAGAGCAAGACTCTGAAGAATGAAAGAACCTCTTTCGCCAAAACAGCTCGAATTCATAATCAATTCAAAAGCTAAATGGAATTTGGCACATGGGTCGGTTAGAACTGGAAAGACTGTCGGAACAACTTTCGCATTTATGCACAAGGTTGACAGATGTCCAGATTCGAAGATCTATATTGTTGGCCATACTTTCGATACAGCCTATAGAAACGTCGTTAGATTGCTCATGGAATCAAGCGAGCTTGCTATCTTTAGGCCATTCTGTTCCTGGTCGGGTAAGAAACTTCTCTACAAAGATAAAGTCATTAGTGTGCTTGGTGCGAAAGACGAAGGCGCAATCGGTAATTTCCAAGGGCTAACAATGTCCCTTTGTTATTGCGATGAGATGACATTATATCCTGAGTCTATCGTTGATATGATCGATACGCGTTTATCTGAGCCTTGGTCCCAAGGTTTTGCTGCGATGAACCCATCTCATCCAAATCACAAGATCAAGAAATGGATTGATATGGCGGAAGAGGGTAACAAAGACTACTACGCATTGCATTACACGCTTGAAGATAATCCTTACTTAGAACAATCTTACAAAGATCGCTTGAAGAACTCACTTAGTGGGATATTCTATAAGCGAAATTATCTCGGTTTATGGTGTTTAGCAGAGGGGAGTATCTTTGATTTCTTTGATCCGAAGCTTCATGTTGTGCCTAAGCCTCCGCGTGCTGCTGAATATTGGATCGCTGCTATTGACTATGGCGCAGTCAATCCATTTGCTTGCTTGCTCATTGGCGTCTCGACTGGACGATATACGCAATCAGGGAAAATGATGTGGGTTGAGAAAGAGTATTATTGGGACCCAATCAAGAAAGAGAGGCAACAAACTAATAGTGAATTTGCGAACGATGTTCAGACATTCCTACAAGATTACGATGTAAAGCAAATCTACATTGATCCATCAGCAGCAGCATTCAAGACAGAACTTAGAAGAAAAGGACTGCATCCTGTTGATGCCAATAATGAAGTTCTCGATGGCATAACTATGATGACTACAGAAATGAAGCGTGGAACGCTTGTAGTTTGTTCAGAATGCACTAACACAATACGAGAGATAGAAAGCTATGTGTGGGATAACAAAGCCGCTGAAAAGGGTTGGGATGAGCCTCTAAAGAAAAACGATCACAGTATCGACGCCCTTCGTTATGCAATAGCTACTCATAAAGTCAATATCTATGAACCCTACAAAGACCAAAATCTTAATGAAAAGTGGTCTATGCAGGGGATTAATACATTTGAAGCTAATCGCGATCCTAGAAGAGGCAGTCAGCGCTCTTTTTAAGCATTGCATTCGCTTGTGCTATTAATTTCTTTGTTGTATCGTCTTTAATTTAAGTCACATATGATAAAGGCCAATTCATGACCTTCTTTTTTCCGCCTTGGAATAATGCGCTTGAGCCTTCACAAGGCAATGTGCGTCAATGGTTAGATAATCTGTATAGCAAATTTCAGCCTATCGAGCAATCACGTTGGAATCAATCGAACATCGATACGATGTTTTATGCTGGTGCGCAAGATTATGTTAACAGATATTTTAATTTCACTCCTAGAGGAGGCTCACAATTCTATTTCAACGTATCTCAACAGCCGATTAATATGGTCACTGGCTATGAGAGACAACACAGAAAGAACTTTTCCTATGTCCCAACTGAGGGTGCTGACGCTAAAACTACCGATCAATATACGAAGTTAATTACTACGGTTGCGAATAAGGGCGATATCCACGAGCAAAAGAGCAAAGCTAAAGAATTAGCGGCCGTTGCTGGTATGTGTCTCATGCAACCTTACCTTGATTATACTAGTGAAGATCAGGCTCAGGGGGAATTGAAGGTTAAGATTTGGGAATATAACTCATTTCTTGTTGACCCTTACTTTAGATCGCCTGACATGTCTGATGCTCAGTTTGTTTGGTGTCAAGAGTATATATCCAAACGAGAAGCTGAAGATAGATTCCCGGACAAAGTTAATCAAATCCAACCTATGGCGGGCACGCCGCAAAGATATGGTAGCTTTTATTTTTTGCCAGAAAACTACAACATGGCTAGAAACGACCTCATGGTCTTATCTTATGTGTGGTATAAGTGGAAAGGTAAGAAGAAACGACTATATAGCCGCAAGCGGAACCAGTTTTTTGATTTCGCTCAAGGAATGGAAAACTTAGACCAAGTTCTCTACAATATACCCGATCTTGAGCTTGTAACGGTTGATGTCCCTATCTGGAAACTAGCTGTAGTTCTCAATGATCAGCTCATGTTTCAAGGGGAAAACCCTCTTGGTTTTAATGGCTGTCCATTTATTCCATACTTTTGGAACTATGAGCCTCATATCAATCATTATGACCTACGCGTAAGATCTCTCATGCGCACTATGCGAGATTCTCAGTTTCTATTTAACCATAAGGTGAGAACAAACAACGATATTACTGAAGCTACAATCAATTCTGGATGGAAGCGTAAGATTGGAGCTGTTGCCAATGAAGACAATCTAAAGAAAACAGGTCAAGGTTGGGACGTCATCGTCAATGATGGCTATGAAATGACGGATGTTGAGAAGATTATTCCTTCAGGCGTTCCAGAAAGCGACCTTGCGTTAGCCGAGCAATTATCTAGCCTAATATTCAAAACAAGCGGCATAGACCTAGAAAACTGGTCTGGACAGCAAGACAAACAGACATCTAGCCTTACAGCTCTAATTAAGCAAGCTGCTAACTTGATGGTGCTACAGAAATACTTCGATCAATGGGATTATGCGGACAAACTTCTAGGCGATAGGTTACTACAGATATCTCTTAACAACTGGAATGCTGCAAAAGTCGGTCTTTACATCGGTGAAGAGCCAACTCCTTTCTTCCATAGCAAGATCTTTAGTAAGTATCAAGTTGTTGTCGAAGAAGCTGATTTAACACCGACTCAACAGAATTTACAAGCACAGCAAATGCTTGATGTCAATCAGATGTTCGGTCGTGAAGTGTTCCCAGCTTCCATGATTATTCCTAAGCTAAATATCACAGGTAAGGGTGAGATTATCCCATATCTTCAGCAACAAGAGCAACAGCAAGCAGCGGTTCAAGCGGAAGCAACGAATTTACAGCATACTGTCGAAGAAATGAAGCTCAAAGAATTGATGGCTAAGATTCATAATCAGCTTTCACAAGCTCGTGAGAGAGATTCTAGAAGTGAATCCAATGTAGGTTTGTTCGAAGAAAGAATGAGTATGATTAGTAAGAACCACGCATTAGCTTCTAAAGAAAAGATGGCGGCATTGGCTCAGTTGCTTGAAACTATACAGAAATTCGGTGAAGTCGAGACCTTCCTTCAATCCAACAATCTCGAATCAATCAAGATGGATGAAGAAGATCAAGAGAAGGAACAAAGACAAGCAGTTGAAAGACAGGAAGCTTCTAAGCGATTTATCGAGCAGATTATGGGAAGCCAACCAAGTCAACAAAACTCTGGTCAAAATCAGATGAGCATGGTATAAACAAAGTTCAACCTAAATAGGTAAAATAGAGGTAGTTATGGCAGGCGGACAAAGAATTGATGATCATTCCTTTTGGGCTGGTTCCAAGGGAAAAGCTTCAGTATTTCCTGATGGACCACACAAGACAAAAGATTATTCTTCAGCAGAAGGCGCTGGTGAAGTTTCCAAGTATGAAGATACTACGGAAGCGATTAAAGGCGTTCAAACAATGGCTAAAGGAAAGATTAAGTCTCATCCTATGAAGCCAGGAACCTTTCATTAATAAATTAGCGCTTTGGATTGGAAATTTCCGATCGGCGCTTTTTCTTTGAGGTCACATGAAGAACACTAAGACTGTACAGTCATATAAAAATACAGCTGCAGAGAAGAATCGATCTACCCTTAAGAATACTAAGGATGGCTTCGAAGATCCCGCACGTATTAAATTCCAAAATAAAGAATGTCAGCCTGAAGATGGTGTTAAATCTCCATGGGACTTTCGGTGTCCTCAATATGATCAGCGCTCATCTAACTTCATTAATGCTGGTACTCACTATGGTGTAGGAATTCCTCAGCCGATTGGTCATGAAGGCAATCCTAAATCGGAAGTTGCAGCATTGCCAAGAACTAGAAGAAACACACTTCAAGATGATGATTTAGGATGAAAATCCCCAAGACTAAGCACAAACAAGCCCATACTGATAATGTTAAGATGGGCATGGGTGATTATTATGGAACGGGTCTTAATGCTAAGATTGGCAAGATTCGTGATGTCACAGGCTATAATGAGATTCCTAAGCCAAAAATTAAGAAGCCTCCAAAGTCTCTAGCTTAAATAGCTTTCTATTCATTCTCTTAAACTGAATTAATTCCTGTAAAATTCGCTTACATTTCTCTTCAGGCAAATCCTCAGGGTCTTTAAACTCTAGATTCTTTCGATTATTCAGATATTGATCAATGCACCAGTTTACAATCTCATGCTCTACAACGTTTCCTTCTTTGTATTGACCCCAGAACTCAGTTGCGGGAATAATCCATATGGTCTCAAGTATATCTGTATGGGAATGTGCTCTGAAAAGGTAGGAATTAGTTTCCGCTTTTGGTTTTTCTAGCCTCGGTTGCCAGTATAATACTTTGTCAACGCCATTATCAGCAGTACGAGCATGACCAAAAATATATACATAGGGGCTCCTATCCTGATAAAAAAGGGAATCGAAGTTCTTTTTTAGACAATCTTCAGCACCTTGGTTTACATTAGCCTCTTGGTCTTTCTTAAAATGTAATAGCCTGTCATGAGCTTCTAGGATGTTAACTTTCATTCCTCATCTCCTTTAGCTAGATAGTAGATCTCGCGCAATTTTTCACCCTTCCAGCGAAACCAATCGTGCAAATCACATAGTTTCTCTTCGTTTCTGTAGACTTCTAGAAATGTCTCAAGCGTATGCTTTGAATTATATATTTCATAGGGACATTCATCATCATCTAGGATAGCTTCCATCATTACATATATTCGTCCTAGGTCTTCGAGGCGTTCGCGTTTCATTTCTTCCCCTGTGGCATTCCAAGAACATTCTTAAACAATTTAGCCCGATATGCTTCAACCATCGCCTTCTCTTTTTCTTTGGCAAGCCTTTCATCGTAGGCGATCTGAGCTTGGATAATATCCTCATCGGGTTCTTTCATTTCCCTTATAGGCCTATCATAGCATTCGCACCATTCAGTTCCCTGCTCGTCCACTATCGTATTAAAACTTAAATGGGGCGAGCGCGGTATAGGCGCATGAAAGGTTTGCGGCGTGCGTAGGTCGTTGTTAGGTGCGCTCATGTTTATTTCTCTGTTTTAAGATATGTACACTTTACTTGCTATAAGTTTGTGTCATGTTTATGTTGATACAGATTTGTAGCGCTTTGATGTCTATCGCTCCAAAAGGGGTGTCAACGTCTGATAATAGAAAGTATGAAACGTTCCCATTTTATCTAAAGTCATGACTATCAACACAATCTTGATTTCGATTAATTTCTACCACTTTATTTTGTCAATCCATTTACAATTTTTCGGTATTTTACCCTATTTTTTTGTCCAAATTTGACAATATGATCGGTTTTGTCGAATTCTTGCTCATCCCTCAACTTATTTATCTCTTTGCAAATCTCAACACAAGCATCGTAAGTTTGCTTAGTCCTGCGCATGATCAATAGCGGACTTATCCGCGGGAATATTTTTAAGCTTTCATGCAACTCCAGTATGTTCAATTCAGGCACCAAATCAATACTTTTATAGGGATTCCGTTGTCCGTAATCCAAATATGTCTTCCGTAATCATATCTGACCTTGCAGATAGATCTACCAGTCCATCCAGTAACATATTTACCTGATTCTGGTTTATGATATTGTGCATCACTCCAGCCATCTAGTACATTAGTGCCGGGCAATTGTGTAGGTGCTCCGCCAGCACTTGGCGTACCATACATTTCTCCAGGGTGGAACGCTGATATCTCTTTAATTGGCGGACTGCTCATTTAAACCTATCCTTTGCTACTATCACAACCTTTCCCCTAGTAACATATTCAATAGACACCACTTCATATCCTTGCTTCCTAAGATTTCGTACAAAAGCACGCTTTTCCCATGCAAGTATGTAGAATGTGGTATAGTTAGTGTTCACTCTTCAGGCCCTCTAAATGCCTTTTAATGGCATTGGATACAGTACTTGGACCTACTCCAAATCTTTCTCCAATTTCTTTTAAAGTCCTACCTTCTTCTCTCAGTTTATGGAATATTTTACAATGTTCTTCGGTTAGACGTCTGACCGTCGCACCCCTACCACCCATAAATCTACCATCTTTAAAACAATTACTTGATCTTATCTAAGTGTTTTAGTTTAATGTGCTTACATCCAACCGCAGGCCAGCGTTAAGGGCTAAAGGATATCATATGTCAATACCTCAAGATAATCAAGTTCAACAAAATACTCCACAACAACCTAGCGATAAAGAACTTAACTTTAGAGCATTACAGCAAAAATATGAGAAGCAACTTGCTGAAGAAAGAGCTGCTCGTTTAGAAGCTGAAAGAATGGTTCAAGAGCGTTCTAGATCACATGAAGACGATGATAGTGATGAACCATACGTTGATCATAAAAGACTGAATAAAAAGTTAGAAAAATTCGGCCAACAGACTAAGCAAGAAACCCAAGCGGAAATTAAACAAGCCGTCGGACAAGCCCTCTACGAAGAGCGTAAGCAAAATTGGCTAAAGAATAATCAAGACTTCTACGATGTGATGCAGCATGCCCAAAAGTTCGCTGAAAAAGATCCAGAGCTTGCAGAAACCATTCTCGAAATGCCAGACACTTTTGAAAGGCAGAAATTGGTCTACAAAAATATTAAAGCCATGGGCATTCACAAGCCGCAGACTCCAGAACCTAGCATTCAGCAAAAGATTGATGCAAATAGAAGAAGTCCATATTATCAGCCTTCTGGTGTTGGAACGGCTCCATATGCAACTCAAGGAGACTTTAGTGCTAGTGGGCAAAAGCAGGCTTACGAAAAACTTCAAGAACTAAAACGTAACTTAAGGATTTGATATGGCACTTGTTAAAGGCACTTCTAAAAAAACTATTGGTAAAAACATCGCTGAAATGGAGGCTTCAGGCCATCCAAAGAAGCAAGCAATAGCAGCAAGTTTGAATGAAGCAAGAAAATCTGGAGCTAAAATCCCCAAGAAGAAAGGTAAATAATCATGAAGATCAAGAAGAAAGAAGAAAAGAAAGAAGTTAAGATGCCTGTCAAAGGAAAGATGGCTGATTCTGAAAAAGAAGGTCATAAGAATAAAAAGAAGTAGTGTCTTGAATGAACCCAGGATAGTCCTGGGTTTTGTAAATCCGGATTTACTTTGGAGGTTTTGGTTTATTTGCTTGATATTTGTAAGCACACTTTCTGCATTGAGTACTTTTACCAGATCGCAAGTAATATCCTACGACTTCTTTCTCTATTCCACATTCACATTTACATAGATATCTATTTCCTTCACCTCTCTTGTATGAAATGAATTTCAGAACTAACCATTTACCGATTGTCTGACCAATAAGTTCATCTTTATCTACAGTTTGATTGCTCCTTTCTGGTAAAGTGCCATTTTTAAATTTATCCAAAATCCATTCAACCCCATATCTTTTACGGAACCATGTAAATTGATTATTTGTCCACCCTATTTTCTCGATCAACTCTTGCTGAACGATATTACCTGTGTGAGTTTTATGTTTTTTTGTCGTTCGACGATTTCTAGAGTTTTCTTTTGCTGAAATCCACCTGCAATTTTCCTTGGAATAACCTTTCTCATTATCAATACGATCGAGTTGAGCGTCATAAAAAGGTAAATCTCCCATGTCTTCATAAAATTTCTCAAATCTATACCATTCATCACATACTGTAATTCCTCTTCCACCATAATTGACATAATTTGGTTCATTTTCATTTCTACAACGACTAAGCATTGCAATCCATGTTCGATAAACTTTTGTATATGACATTTTATGTGTTACTTGACCCATAATCACCAGTTTGTTATATGTTGTTTATTCGCAGTCACTTGCGTTAATGTGACATCGCGTTAGAGGGTATCGCATCCCTTATCAAAGATATGATCGAGAACTGACGTAACTAGGCTCGTCTACCGATCCTCATATCCAAGTAACACTCAGTAAGGATTAAAAAAAATGAGTATTACTACGACTGGGAACCTCGGCCCTATGATTCTCCAATCACTAGCGCCAGCTATGCTTTACGTTCCCACTCCAACGATGTTAATATAACCATATCATATACTCGTAATATATGCAATATGTTCGTCGTTGTAAAATCTCTTCTGATGGACTTGAACATCTGACCGCGTAATGGCGAAGGCAACAAGGCGCAAGCAAGGAAACTGTGCAGCGTGAACGTAGCAAGCGAAGAGACTACCTCAAGGTAGATGCGGTGCTCTGGACTCTATGGAAACATAGAGAGATTGGCAGAAATGACCAATCAGATACGTAAGTATCTTAACAACAAGGAATTACATTACGATTTGCGACAAAGTAAGCATGCCCACCCATGGTGGAACTACTTGTCGCTTTATGCGCCCACGTGCGCTACAGCCTCCGACAATCCAATTAGGAAATTCGGGGATAGACCCACCAGCACAAGTTCCACAACGTGACATCATCGATGCACAAATGGCATTCTTTGGTACTGGTTGTATCATTAACGAACAAGTTATTTTGCAAGACCAAGAAGGCGTTTTGGCTTGGGTGTCTGAGCGTTTAGCAGTAGCTATGCGCCAAGCAGAAGATTTAATCCTCCGTGATTACATCGTATCTGCAGCATCTACCATTAACGCTGGTGGTGGTTCCAACGCAGACAACCCAACTAACCTCGGTGTTTCCGATTTTAGCTTGGTTGCAACTACTTTGGATACTAACAATGCTTATAAGTTCATGTCTGGCATAGAAGGCATGGATCGTTTTGGAACAGGCCCAGTGCGTTCAGCATATTTTATGTTGTCCTCAACTGAACTCCAATCCGATTTTGATGGTTTAACTGGTTCTGGTTTCCTTTCCCAGTGGAACTATCCAACCAATGCGTCAGCGCTTCCTTCTGAATATGGATCTGTTTATAACATCCGTATTTTGACAAGTTCTGAGGCTCCTGTTGCTCGTGGAGTTTCTGCTAACGGCCAAGACGTTTATTACAATACCGTTGTTGGTAAGCAAGCAGTGACTCACATCAATCAGGATGGATTCTCTATGAATTTGATTTACCGTGACCCATACTACAGTGGTATGTTGGCCCAAAATGCTACTCTTGCTGTTAAGTTTGCGCAAGCGCAAGCAATTACACAGGATACAGCTATCAGAAACCTACTGAGCACGCGTTTAGCGTCTCTAGTGATATAAGGAGGTTTTTATGGCTGAATATTCTAGATTAGCAAGTGGACAAACAGTCGCTCGTGGTGTTGAAGCTCAACCGGCCGGTCAAACAGCTGTCGTTGTTCCGTTTCTTCCTGATTTTATCGAGATCTATAACCGTACACGTGCAGTTGCAGGCAGTGGCGTTACTAGAGCTTGGTGGGTAAGAGATGCAGGACAAGGCTCTGCGTTTTTGGATACATTTGGAACAGGTGAACAATTCATCGCTCCAGTTGGTGGAACAAGTTCTGGTCTTCTAGTTAGCGGAACTGGTTTTTCAACTATCCAAGCTGGTTTGTCTCTTCAATATGGTCCAACATTTTTGCTCGGTGGTTCTGGTGGAATTGCTAAAACTTCAGCAGTTCTTTTGACAGTAACTACAACAGCTGACCATAATTTGACAACTGGTGATTGGGTTACTTTCCAAAACCTGTATCAAACATCAACAACTGGTATGCAGCAGATTGCTGGTATTCCTTTCATGGTCACTGTAACAGGTGCTAAAACCTTTACAATTGACTGGGTTGGAAATGGTTCCAATTTGACAGCTATTACCGCTGGTGGTTTGAATACTTTGGCATCTTTCAAAAAGATTCTCTATCCTGTTCTTTATGCTCCAGGCGTAGCGTATCCTTGGAAGATTGATGTTGGTACTACTACAACAATTCATACAACTGCTCCTCACAATTATGTTGTTGGTCAGCAGGTTGGATTCAGAATTCCAGCTCCTTATGGAATGACGAATTTGAATGAGTTGCCAAATACCACATTGCCAGGGTTCCCAATTTATTATTACGTAACATCTGTTACCGATAGTAAGACATTTGTAATCAATGTTGACAGCACTCAATTTACAGCATTTACCGTAAACAACACATTCTTGAGCTTCCCAGGCCTGAAGTTTGCAGAAGTTGTAGCGGCAGGTGATGTAAATACAGGCGGATGGCCTTATAATGGCGGAGATCTCTACCCATCTCCAAGGTTCTTCAATGGCTTTACTTCCAGCACGACAGTTGGAGTATCTACCATTAACGGACCAGCTATTTCTGGTGCATTCTCTAATGCGACGTTTATGGGCTTTATTATTGGTTCTGGTGTCGGCGGAACTACTGGTGATGTCATTTACTGGCGCGCTTATATGCATGATATTAACTATTTATAGTTATGTCAAGTATGTAAGTTGTATTTAATATGACATTTGGTATCCTCCTTAAAAAAGAGGGTACCAATCATGAAAAAATGCAATGCATGTCAAATAGAAAAAAAAATTGAAGAATTTTTTAAATCATCCAGATCTAAGGATGGGTTGAATACTTGTTGCAAATCATGTACAAGCATTAAATCTAAAAAATGGCGCACCTCTAATCCTGATAAATTAAAAATTTCATGGAAAAAATCTCGAGAAAATAAAAAACAACCTGATGATGTACAAAGAAGAAAAAAAGTTGGATTATCAAAAGATGAAGTTAATGAGCGCAACAGAATTCAATATCATATACATAAAAAAGAAATAAGTGAAAAAAGAAAAATAAAGATAAAAACTCGTGAGTTCAAAGATAAGGCGATATTAAGAGTAAGAAAATACAGAGAAAATAACAGAGAAAAATTCAATGAATATCAACGAAGGTTTAAAAAACGCAATCCAACTTATGCCACCGCTTGCCGAAAGGTTAGTTATGCGTTAAAAAATGGCAAACTAATAAAACCAGAAAATTGTCAGAATTGTGGTGAAAAAAAATCTCTACAAGGCCATCATGAAGATTATTCGAAACCATTAGAAATTAAATGGTTATGCTCGAAATGCCATTGTAGAGAACATGACAAGCTAATGGATGTTCCATGTCATACCCACCCTTAATTACTGGGCCAATTCCTCCCTATGCAAACGTACCCATTCGTCCAGACTATTTTAAACCGCGTTTCTTCTTTATTTCTGGTATTGCACTTGGCGTTACAACTGTAATTACAACGACTATAGACCACGATTATGTGATAGGGCAGCTGGTAAGACTAATCATCCCTCAATGGAGCGGCACAAGAGAGTTAAATGAGCAAGAAGCCTATGTCATTGACATCCCAGCTTCAAACCAAGTTACCTTAGACTTCGATTCTAATGGATTTACAGCATTCACCTCTTCGTCACAACCAACTCAACCTCAGATTCTTGGCATAGGAGATATATCTTCAGGAAATATCAACGCTTCTGGTAATTTGAATACAAGCATATCAGTACCAGGTGCTTACATAAATATTTCACCCCTATAGGTATATCATGGTAGAAAAAGCAAAACCTAAAGTACAAGAATCCGAAATGGATAAATTAGAAAAGCAATTTGATGCTTTTGATTCGCAAGTCAAAGAATTAACCCAAGATCGCATGAATCAAGCACCAAAATTAGAAATGGAGCCTCAAACAAGGCTTTCTTCTTCAGAAATTGAGAAATCCAAAGAAATTAGACTTAAGCCTTCAAGATCTATTGGTTCTGGTCAAAAGTTTAACGAAAAATTCAGAGAAGCATGGAACTACGATAAAGAATATGTCCAATTCATTGCAGAAAACAATGAAGCCAAAGGCGACATGATTGAGATATGGACTCGCCCTTATGGCGGACTTCCAGCAGAATTTTGGCAAGTGCCAGTTGGTAAACCTATTTGGGGTCCAAGACATCTTGCAGAGCAAATTAAGAAATGCTCATACCATCGTTTGACGATGCAGCAATCTGTGACAAATTCAGATGGTGTCGGTCAATATTTTGGTAATTTAGCTGTTGATACAACTGTTCAAAGGCTAGATGCTCGCCCTGTATCTTCAAGAAAATCCGTTTTTATGGGAGCGGCTAACTTCTAATGAATCTATTAAAAGATATCATCACCTATGTCCGGCGCATAATAAAGAGCCCTTCCAATGCTGTCATAACTGATTCTTTGATCATAGACTATATCAATCGCTTTTGGTTGATGGATGTAGATGCGCGCATCCAAGTCTTTGATCTTAAAACTAAGTATCAGTTTCTCACGACTCCTGGTGTCGATAAATATAATATGCCTCTATACGATACTCAGACTGAGATTATTGACCAGACAGAAACGGAAATTGTTCTAGCTGTAGAACCATTTACTGATGGAACCAATCTCTATTTCGAAGATTTATTAGCGCAGTTTAGACAATCCAATCCGGATATCACTCTTAAACCTGGAACAATTGCCGTTTATATAGCAAAAGGGACTGCCAATCAGTCAGTCTACGTTGATGATGGCCTTGGCAATATGACACTGCTATCGGGTACATATACGATTAGTTCTGGAACAATTAATTATAATACTGGCGATATCGTACTTAACTTCACAATTGTTCCTCCCGCTTCGACCGAAGTTCTGTCTACTTTCATCTACATAAGCATGAAATTTGGTGAATCGGTAGCAATGTTCCCTGTTTATCAAGGATTCCTGGGACCAGCCTACATCAATGGTTATGAAATCAATTTTGAGACTCAAAAGCAATATTTTAAAAATAATTGGGGTGGATATTCTCAATCTCCCATACAAGTTGGAACAGGTAACGGAACAGCAGGTCCTTATACGCTTACCATTCCTATTGTTTCTCCAGTCCAAAGTCCTCCTAATTTCCCAATATCTTCATCTCTCATGCGGGGCCACGTAGATATCACAGGTATTATTGCAACCGGAAATAATGTAGATCCTCCGTTAGTCACAAGTGCGAATAATTACATTAGCACTATTCCAACTACCAGCGTAAATTCTCAAGTTTTCTTCACATCTCAAGCAGCTGATGGAAGTAACATCATTATCCAGGATAGTGGTGAATTCTTAGATGGGAATGCTAATTATGGATTGCTAATGCAACCTGGAAAAGCACCTTATGGAAACCTAGAGCTAGTGAATGGTCCATTACCAAATTACAGTACAACTCAGAACACTATTAATTATTTCACGGGTGTTGCTACTAATGTTTATTTTCCACAAGCTATTCCTGTGGGGATGCCTATTAATGCACAATGCAGCTATTACCAGCTTGGAAGACCTCTATCAGTTCTTTATTACAACAATGTTTTGGAATTCAGAGCGCCTCCCAATACGCAATATGTAGTGGATGTCACAGCTTATTTAACACCAGCTGCATTCTTCAATACAGAAGCTGCAATTCCATTTGCTTATATGGCAGAATATTTAGCGCGCGGTGCGGCTAGAAAGATATTATCAGACATTGGAGATGTGGAGCAGTTTCAGTTTTATGAGCCATTGTTTCAAGAACAAGAAAGCTTGGTCCATATTAGAAGCCAAAGGCAATGGACAGCGACACGTAGCCATACTATCTGGTCTGTAGGAAATACAAATGGCTATAGCAATAATTTCAATTCTTATGGGGTATAGATGACTCAATTTAATTATAATCGAAATATTCCATTCGCAACCAATAGCCCAGCATCTGATCAGCCTAATATGCTGACCAATACTAATTCAACCGATGATTTGATTGGAGTGGATCACAATAGCTTCAATGTTCCAGATGGTGGCTATCATAAGATTATTCATCAAACTTTAGGCCCAATCGGTGGCGAGAGATCCAGATCTGGAGTCGGTGCGGTAATCGCTAATTTTCCTGCTGCAATCCCTGGCATAAATCAGGTTTTTGCTGCTAATTATACTCCAGATTATAACAATGCCACAGCAGATACGCAATTATTCAATAAAACATCGCAAGGTGGTGTATCTCAATTAACTGGAGATGATGCAGAAACGGATGGGTGGCAATGGGTCGGAGGAATATTAATTCAATGGGGTATCGTTGCAGTTACATCTCTTCCCCAAGCAAGTACCGTTAATTTTAAAAATAGAGGACCATCCGGAAAAGGCATTCCATTCCCAAATAACATATTTATTATAACCGCCACTCCTACAAGAATAAATACACCTTCTGGAGCAGTGACCATAACAATTAAAAAAAACACTAATCCTGAACCGACCATTAACAGCTTTGATTGGGCTGTAACTGGTTCAAATGGCGCTTCAACTCCTGATTCATTTTATTGGTTTGCAATAGGTAACTAATGGCAAAATTAGCTGTTGGGCCTCTCAATAAAGGTCTAAAAACAGATCGCACAGCATTCAATATCGATAATGACAGTTTTCCGACTCTCATCAATGCTTATCAATGGCGTGGAAGAATTAAGAGGAAGAGGGGAACAACGCTACTCGGAAGACTTCAACGATATATTGGCACAACTGATGTAACAGGTGGGCAAGTCATTACAATTCGACCAATTCCTATCGCAGTCGGTATTGCTACATTCGTTGTAGGAACTCAAGTTTTCGTCGATCCAGGAGGAGCCAGTCCTGTTGTACTTCTAACTAATGGTCCAGGTACTGCCACATTAAATAGGGCGACGGGTGTATTGACCATTGTTGGCTCTATTCCTCTAACTCCTGTGATATATTTCCCAAGACTTCCTGTCATGGGCATTGAAGAATTAAATATTAACCCTAATGTCATTCCTGGAACGATCGCTTTCGATACGATTTACGCCTACAACATTAGCGGTATAAATCCATATCCAATAACAGACATTAGCTTCTATAAGAATCCATCAACGGGTACTTATCCCGGCTACGTTCAAAAAGGAACCTGGACTCCAGTTTCTTGGAATGGACAAAATTATCAGCAATTTTGGACTGTGAATTATCAAGGCGCTATTTGGGCAACTAATGGAGTTCCAGTTCCTTTTAGTCCTACTAATTTCGGAATGCAGTTTAGCCCAGTAACGAATGTTGCCGCTCCTATCGGAAATACTATTGTTATTACCGTCACAGGTGCAAATCTTGTGGTAGGAGACTTTGTATTCTTAAATGAATTTGATCCGGCCATTATTACAGGCATAAACTTTCAAACTGGTTATGTGATAGCGGTCTCAGCTCCTGGTGCAATTACTATAGAACTTCCTTTTGCTACATTAGCGGGTGCAGGCGGCGCAACAACAGCTGGAATAGTTCAATATCTCACTAATCGATCCGATACAACGAAAGATTGTATTCGATGGTATGATGGAGACCCAACTAATGGCTTAGTTCCGCCTACATTTGTAGCACTCAATGGCTGGGTTAACTTCATGCCCCCATTATCACAATTCGATTTTTCAGTCGGCGAACTTCCCGCAGATCAATATTATCTCGTGGGAGCTAAATTAATATTTCCCTTCAAAGATAGACTTTTGTTTATCGGTCCTGTTGTTCAAACTTCTGCGGTCAATGCGACCCCCATTTATTTAAGGGATACAGTTGTTTATAGTCAGAACGGTACTCCCTATTATACGGCTTCTTATACTAACGATCCGGATGCTACAAAAGATACTCCAACATCAGTTACCAACGTCTTTCACCCAATTCTCGTGCCTATAAATCAGACAGCCACACCAGCGGCTTGGTTTGAAGATCAGGTTGGATTTGGTGGATTTATTTCCGCGGGCGTTGGCGATGCGATTATTTCTGTTGGTTCTAACGAAGACGTGTTACTTCTAGGTTTCAATACCATTCAGACAAGACTCGTTTATTCTGGAAATGATGTCACTCCTTTTGACTTTTATCTGGTAAACTCTGAATTGGGAACTGGAAGCACATTCTCAGCGATTAATATGGATGCAGGGATAATTTCTAGGGGCAACCGAGGTTACATCATTGCAAGCCAAACAAATGTGCAAAGAATTGATCTTGAAATACCCGATCAAGTATTTGAAATAAGTCTTGTCGATAATGGTGCTGAAAGAATGACTGCTCAGAGAGACTTCATCAATGAGTGGATTTATTTCACTTATAGGGGAGATCAGAGCAGATCTGACATATATGTCTATCCAACAGAAACTCTTCAGTATAATTATAGGGATAATAGCTATGCTTTATTTAAAGAAGCATATACCACCTATGGACCTTTTAAAAGACAGACAGGTTTTACCTGGGCATCACTTCCTTATGCTACGTGGAATACCTGGACAACTCCATGGAACGCTGGTGATTCCAACCTTCTTCAAGTAGATATTTTAGCTGGAAATCAGCAAGGATTTATTCTATTTAGGGATGAAGGAACACAAGAGGGTAATTCACTATATATCCAGAATATCGTGGGAAGTCTAGTCACTTCTCCAGATCATTGCCTAAATGAGAATGACTATATTGTTATCAATGGGGTTCTTGGCACTTTAGGACTACAAGTAAACCAACAAATATTCTCAGTCGCTAATGTAACCAGAAATACATTCACTTTGAATCCAAATATTACTGGTGGCACCTATACGGGTGGTGGGACAATTAAGAGAATGTATCAACCATTTGTCCAAACTAAGCAGTTTCCCCAAAGCTGGGGAATGGGAAGAAAGACCAGAATTGGTCCTCAGCAATACTTATTGACTAGGACCGCTGGTGGACAGATTACAGTTCAAATTTATCTTAGTCAGAACTCTGATTATGCTTTCAATAGTGGGCCAGTTATTCCAGCTCCAGGAAGCCTAAATGAGGGTTTAGTATTTACTCAGGTTGTTTATACATGCGCTGAGAGCACCAATCTCGGACTTACTCCCTTTAACACGAATCTACAACAATTAAATCAGCCAAAATCTAGTTATTCCATGGTGAATTCTCAGGAACAGATTTGGCATAGAATGAATACATCTCTACTAGGGGATACTATCCAATTAGGGTTTACAATGTCGGATGCTCAGATGAGAGATTCTGACTTTAGTAATCAGTTTACTGAGATAGAATTACATGGATTCATTGTTGATGTCTCAAGTTCTGGAATGCTGGCATGATCGATGTACTTAACCAAGCATCTTTCCTTAGAACTTCTAGGAACTTTCCTCCAGAGGTTAAACAGTTATCGATTGAAGTAGATCGTAGCTATATCGATATCGCTCGTAATGTCAACACGCGTACGATTGGTTTCTTCACTTTGAATCGATCAACTGTCACTGGCGAGAATTGGTTCATTACTCAGGCAAGAAGGCAACAGGGACTAAGAGAAGTTTATAGATTTGAAGAGGCAGATTTCACAGGAGGGGTGGCAACAATTGCTCATGGAATACAGTTCTTAAGCCTTACTAACTTCGTGAGGATTTGGGGAACTTTTTTCGATGCAGGTGCGATTACTGGAACTGCTGCCTGGTATACATTGCCTTATGTTGACACAGTACTGATTACTAATCAGATTAGTGTATGGGTTGATGCTACCAATATTGTCATAACGAAGGGGACTACATGTCCTTTTACCATTGAAAATGGGTTGGTAGTTTTGGAATGGTTGGCAAACCCTTGATATGATATAAGTGAATAAAAAGGAGTGATTTATGAACTTTATGGGCGGTAGCGGACGATTGAGAGGGCCAGGTGGTTCGAGGGGAGATATTACTCCAAAAGGATATAACACTGGTCAGCTAGCACAATATACTCCTGAACAGAACCAACTTTTCAAACAACAATTCTCTCATCTAGGACCAGATAGTTATCTTTCAAGGTTAGCTGGTGGTGATGAAGAACTTTTTAATGAGATGGAAGCTCCGGCCCTTCAGCAATTCCAAGGAATTCTTGGTGGGATAGGTTCCAAGTTCAGTGCAGGGGGGACAGGTCGTGGAGCTATGAGTTCTAGACGCAGCAGTGGTTTCCAAAATGAGACAACAGCCGCAGCATCTAACTTCGCTCAGCAATTGCAAGCTCAAAGACAAGGACTCCAGCGTCAAGCGATAGGCGATTTAATGGGAATGAGCAATACGCTGCTTAACCAAAGACCATATGAGCGTTTCATGACACAGAAAGAGCAGAAGCAACCTTCTGGTTGGGGAAGCATTGGTGGTGGAATACTTGGAGGCATTGGCGGAGCATTCTTTGGTATGCCTGTACAGGGCGCAATGGCAGGTTCAGCACTAGGTTCTCAGTTTTAAGGGGATAATATGATTCAGGTATTTGAAGAAAGACGCAAACCAACTGTTGGACAAAAGCTTGCTGGCGGATTAGAGAAAGCTTTGCCTATGGTGCATCAATTTCATCAGGAAGCAGAAGCTAAGAAATTACAAAGCCAAGGAAGAAATGCTTTAGGAACTTATCTAGAATCTTTGGGAGTAGAAAATGCTCGTCAGTTTCCATTTGAAACACAACAGAAATTGGCTGAACAATTTTCAAAATATCAAGCTAGAAAAGGTATACTTGATCAACTAGGTTTTGGAAATGAATCTGGTGATCAACAGTATAATGGTCAAAGAAAGCAATCAGCTGCAATGAATGAATCTCAAGATATGAATCCTTCTGATCAAATGAATGATCAAGGTGAATTCGAAATAGGACCTGTTTCTTTGGATACTGTTCCTAAAAAGGTTTCACAGGATAGAATCAATGCAGCAGCCATTGTGGAGCCTTCCCTTGCAAGAGAATGGAGAGAAGGAAATAAAGCAATTGATAAAGAAGAAGCTAGAAAACAAAATATCCAAATCAAAGAGAAACAATTTTTCCATAGAGAATCGACGAAATATGATGAAACATTAAACGACCAAGCGACATCTGCAGAAAAGAAAAATAGATCCTTAGATCGTCAATTAGCAAATGTTGATAAAATTGGCTGGTGGGACAGATTGATATCAACTGGGATTGCCGGACCTCTGACAGATATATTGAGATCAAAGACAGCGCAGGAATTTGATGCAAATACGCTGGCACAGCTTGAAGGTCAAAGACAACTTCTAGGAGGAGTATTAAGCGATTCAGATATCCGTTTGCTTATGCAGAAGATTGTTACAGCTAGCAAAAATCCAGAGGCTAATAAATATATTGGTCAATTCATGAAACTGGAAAATGAAATTCCAATTTTGAAAAAGAAAATTGGTGATGAATTGAAAGCTGACAATGGCGGTTATAGGCCAGCAAATTACAGAGCAGAAATCGATAAAATTTTCGATCTGAGGTATGGTGATGAAATAAGAAAGATGCAAGAAGATATTTTGCAATTGCCAGATGACAACAAAACTCTTGGTCAAATTGGTCGAAGAATGGTTCCTCCTGGAACCCCTCTGGGAGAAGATACTGCTTTAATGTATTTGAAATTAGCAGGAAATGATCCTGATGTCGCAACTAAAATGGCACAAAAAGATGGTTATGACACCTCAGAATAATAATATTTTTCATAGGCTCGCATCAGGCCAACCTTCTAATAAGGAAAGTCCTAAAAAAGGTAATCCTTTCTATAAGTTAGCTGAAGAAAATCAAGCTAAATTTGAACAGGAAGGAGAGAACGATCTTGAACGAGATATTGAAAGGAATGTTGCCAGAGGAACGTCGCGAATTCTTGAAACAGTCGGTGGCTTACCGGGAGATCTATATTCTTTCGCTAAAGGACTCTTTACCGGTGATTCCGAAACTAATTTGCCTACTTCACAAAGCCTTAAGAAATTTAGTGAAGAAGCATCTCTTGGATATACAAAACCTCAGAATGAGTTAGAGGAAAAGGGTGATGAAGTTTTGCAAGATATCGCATCCTTTATGATTCCAGGTGCTGGAAAATATAATATGGTTAGAAATATAGGAATACCGATTGTTGCTAATCTAGCAAAGGAAGGAGTTAAATCTATTGGTGGTGAAAAGTCTGCGGATGCAGCCAAGATAGGAACAATGATTGTTTTAGATCTTATGAACTTGAAAGGTGGTGGTGCTAAGAAATTTGCATCTGATCTTTTTAATGAAAGCGAAAAACTCATACCTAAAGGCGCTAAAGTAATATCGCCTAAATTGGAATCTTCCATAGAAAATTTAAAAAAAACCATGGAAAGTGGCGGAAGTCGTCCATCTACTGAAAAGGCATTAAAAAAAATAAATGAAATACAAGAGAAGTTTCCTAGGACGCAAGTAAAAGGTAAAAAAGTAACGATTCCAGAAATTGAAGTTCAAGAATTAATCGATTATAGAAAAGCTATCAATGAAATAAAAACAGAAATAGGAGGATATGAAGTTCAGATTCCTAAACCAATCAAGAAAAAGATCAGCGCAAATCTTGATCTAGTAAAGAAGGAAGTGATTGAAGGGCTTAATGAATATGGAACTCATCAGAATCCTGAATTCTTAAAATTAAATAAAGCAGCTAATGAAGCATATGGAGCGTATGAAGCTAGCGATAAAATGGGAAAATTCATTCGGGATAAACTCAAAGGAGCTATTAGCAGTCCCGTAATAAAAACGATTTTAGGCCTTAGAGGAACTATTGGAGCTGCTGCAAAAACGGTTGGAGTTGCTACTCCATTATATTTAGGTTATGAAAGCTATAAAATATTACATCAAGTCATCCAAAGTCCAACTCTTAGAAAGTTCTATGGAAACATTCTAAAAGGTGCAGCAGCAGGAAATGCTTCTCAAGTGATAAAGAATTCTAAGGCATTAGAGAAAGAACTAGAAAAAGAATCAAATATCTAGATATTTGTCATCCCTTTCCAAAAAAACTTCCAGTAAAGTTAAAAATACGTATATACAGACAAATGAAAAAATTGATCCTCCTAAAATAATCATCAATCATTCTCCTTGTCGATCCAGTACATCAAAATAAGTGCTAATGGTATTCCTAGAAAAATATGTATCATTCAATTTCCCTCAACAAAAAGAAGGTGACATAACAGAAGACTAATAATAATAATCATTTCCTATTCCTCTCTTCAATAGCACATAATCTTCCGTGAAAATCCTTTATTTCAGAATTAATCGAAGAAATTAGAGCAACGATCGCTCTCATATCGCTCCTAGATTCTGAACGATTCCAAAGCCAAAGCGATAGTGTAAACACTATATTACTTATCATAAATGTAGCAAATTGCATCCAATCCATATTCACCTTCCCTTCTTCGCATTTTTAATCTTTCTCAGGTTGTCTTCCTGTATTGTAACAAATTGCTCAATAAGTTGAGCCGTTTGCTTTGGCATGGATAAATCCATCTCTATGCATAAGATCTTGAATTTCGTATGCAATTCTTTCGGAATCTGTACTCTTAGTTCTTTGCTTTCCATATACCCATTATTCCACAATTCCTATTTAAAATCAATGACATGACTGCGTTTTAACATAGACTTTACCTAAGTCTAAGTGTCTTAGTAATTTACAAAAATACCTCTCTTTTTTTAATTCGTAATTGTTTAAAGTAGAATTTCATGTAAGTTTAACAACAGCAGGTATTTATGTCCTTTCCTCCAGGATCAAACAATTATTGTGTAGCTTTCGGTTCTAGCCCAGAGAATGTCGAGGTGCCAATCATTAGCTCTGTTGCACCAGATGTAACATCAGTTAACTGGCCCATAGGAAAAAGATGGATTGTAACAGGTGTTGGTGAATACACGCTTGTTGGCTTAACAAGCGCTGGCGGAACTCTCACAGCAAATTGGGTTTTAGAAGGTGTAGTTGGAGGTGCTCTAAATACATTGACAGGTGGAAGCGGAGGTCCTCTTTCTCCTACTGCTAACAACATCAATATCCTAGGAACTGGCTCACAGATTACCTCAACGGGAGCTGGTAGCACAATCACTCTTTCTATTCCGGCAGCCTTTGTAGCTCCGGGATCAATTGCCGCTACTACTTCTTTAGCTTCCGGTACAACCTTAGCTGTTGGTACTAACGCAACCGTTGGTGGAACACTTGGAGTAACCGGAACCACAACTCTTGCAGCTGTTGGTGCAACTAACGGTACATTCAGTGGAACCCTTGGCGTTACTGGTACAACTACACTTGGAGCATTAAACCAAGTTGGTGTCACTAACATTAACACATCTGGTGCCGCTACTACTACAATCGGCACTGGTGGTACAGGAATTGTTGCAATTGGTAATGCTACAGGAAACATAGCAGCGACAGGAAGACTAACAGCATCCAATGGTCTTACAGCAACAGCTGGTGGGCTTGCCGCAACTGGAACGACCACAATCAACACTTCTGGAGCTGCAGCTACAACGATTGGTACTGGTGGAACTGGAACCGTTGCAATCGGTAACGCGACAGGTAATACAGCAGTTACAGGATCATTGACAACTTCAACCACTTTGACCGCAACTTTGGGACCTATCACAGCAACCAATGGTAACTTAGTCCTTGGAGCTGCAGGAAATAAAATCGTCAGCACAAGCGTTGCTACTACCACAACTGGTGGTGCTAACTCATTTGGATCAGTCACATTGGTCAACGGAACTGCAACTGTTGCTACAACTGCAGTAACAGCAAACTCTCTCATTTTCCTAAGCAGAATGACAGTTGGCACTACAGGAGCTAATGACCTTGGTATATTGAGCGTTGGTACAATTGTTGCCGCGACCTCATTTGTGATTAATGCTTGGACTGTGACTAATGCTACCGCCTTACAAGCTGATGATCAATCAAACATCGCGTGGATGATCGTAAACTAAGGATTTAACATGGCTTATACACAAAGAATTGCTTGGGAAACGTTACGCTCCATAAACTCCGCAACATTCGTTGGAAGCTACTTACCAATTGGTGGACCGCTTCTATTTCCTTCTTACATCCTTAAGATGGTGAATGATTCCAACGTTGGTGTGACTATTTCAATAAATGGCGCAACTGACATTGATGTTTGCCCAGCTGGTTCATTCTGGCTTTACGATGAAGGAAAAGTCGGACAATCTAGCTCTGCACCTGCCATGCCGGCCGGTACTCAGATCTATGTTAAGGGAGCTGTAGGAGCTGGCTTAGTTTATCTTGTAAGCCAATATGTAATCACAAACTAAGGTTCGAGATGTCACAAGCTGGAAGTTTTGTACAAAACGGTGCAGGGCCAATTCCTCCACAAGTTCCGACAACTTTTGTCACAGATGTAAATTCTCCTGCAATTCCTGTATTGAATATTCTGAATGTTTTTGGAGGTCAAAGTTCCGATAATACTGATTCAGGTATTCAAACTGATGGTTCTTCTGGTGGAGATGTACTTACTATCCAGAATACAAATAGATTGACAGGAACAGTAACTACAGCTAATGCAACACCAACAACCATTATAACATTTCCTTTAGGTGCAACTCCTGGTACTTTTTATGTATGGGGTAATGTTCAGGCATTCGATGGTGCCACACCAGCTGGCGGGGCCTTTTCTTATTCCGGTGGTTATCGCACTGATGGAGCAACTGCAGTAGAACTTGGCAAAGAATTTCACGACGATTTTAAGAGTGTAACCTTCACAAATGCGGATATCAACCTCGATGTAAGCGGTAATGATGTGATATTGCAAGTTGAAGGAGTTGCTGCAACGTCAATTAACTGGAATGCAATAATGGAATATAGGCAGGTAAACTAATGGCTGGAAATTCAAGCATTCAGAACGATCAGACAGTCACATTCACTGATAATATGTCATTTGACGGGACGGACCGCGGTGGCGCAATGGTTGCCGATGGTCAGTTATGGATTGGCTCAACGTCATCTAATAGACCTAACAATGGCGGACATGTAAGACTTGGTACACTATCTTCTATTGATGGTTCTATCAATATAGTTAATGGGCCAGGTTCGATTGATTTGAGTGCATTATCAAATACTTTATGCCCAAATGAAAACATCTTTCTGATCGACGATTTTTTTCCTCAGAATGGAACGGATCCTTCTGCCCCTGGTCAATTAATGTGGGATATTCTTGGGGGTTCAACCTCTAATGTTTCTACAAATCCAAACCATCCTGGTATCGTTGCAATTCCATCGGTTTCTACATCAGATTCGGGAATAATGTTGTCGAGATCTTCTAATAATGGGCCTTTTATTACGATTGGAGGAGGAGAAATAACAGTCAATTTCACTTCCGATTTAGTAGCTTTATCGACAGTTGGTAATAGATATACTGCATATATTGGATTCGGAGATGATACATTTAGCGCTAACCCAGCCAATGGAATATTTTTCTCCTATACTGATAATGTCAACTCAGGCAATTGGGTAATTAATTGTCGAGCAGCCGGAGTTACGACAGCAGTTAATACGACTGTTGCAGCAACGACAGGTTTTCACACCTATGGAATAATCATAAATTCTGATGCGACGAGTGTTTCCTTTTATATTGATGGAACAGTAGTTGGAACTGCAATTACTACAAATATACCAACGCTTCCAATATCTCCAGAGTTTGGTTTAACTTGGACATCTGGCAATACCCCACAGATGCAAATTGACCTTTTCTGGTTTTTTCAGACCTTGAATAATCCAAGACCTGGTGGATGTATTACTACACCAAGAGTAATTATTCCAACATTTTCGCCAAATGCGATTTTGCAAGAATTCGATGATTTCATAACATTTTCTAATAATACTGGTGGTTATAATAGTTCTCTTTCTTGGAATGGTTTAGGTCCTACCATAGTTCCAAGAGACGGAACAGCTGACCATCCTGGTATGATTCGTATACCATCAAGAGCAAGCGCAGGATCAACTGGTATTGTTTCAAACGAAATTGGTGATAATAGCCTTGAGCCTATAGTTCCAGGCGGCGGTGTTTTAAGCGTTTCTTGGGTCGCCAGAATAAACACATTATCAGCGGGTGGAAATACATATCGACAAAATATAGGACTTGCGGACGCGTTAACTCTATATAATTTCACAGACACATTCGTTAATGCGATTTTCTTCAGTTATACCGATACGGTTAATTCAGGTAATTGGGTAATTAATTGTACGGCAGCTAGTGTTACTACCAGTGTCAATACTTCGGTCCCAGCAGATACGAATTTTCATACATTTACAGTAACAGTTAATGCAGGTGCAACAAGCGTTAGTTTTTACATCGATAATGTCCTTGTAGGCAGTGCAATTACGACAACTATACCTACTGCTCCGATATTACCATTCATAAATCAAGTCAGAACAGCAGGAACGACTTCAACGGTAGATATCGATCTTTTCTGGATCACAATAAATCTAACAAATCCAAGACCTGGACCCGCACCAATTACTGGAAGCAATGGCACATTAATACAGGCTTATCGCGCAACTGCTATTAGCACGACGGTCACATCAGCTGATGCAATCATAGGTGTTACTGATACTTCAGCTGCTCGCACTATTACGATGCCTGCAGCGCCAGCTTTTATTGGTCAGACTTGGACAATTAAAGATGAGAGTGCTGGCGCATCAGTCAATAGCATTACAGTAGATGGTAATGGTCATAATATTGTTGGCGGAACTTCGGCTGCAACCTATGACATCACGACCAATGGCGGCTCAATAAGTTTATATTGGAATGGAACAACCTTTCAAATAGTTTAGGTAGACATGGCATTTAATCAGGGCGCAGCATCAGGTAATTTGGTTTTAATTCAGGAACAGACGGCTAGTAATAGTGCTAATCTTGAATTTAAGACAGGAATTACAGGTTATGATCAATATGTTTTAATGTTCTATGGTGTCTTAGGATCGGCCGCTAATGATCAGTTAATTATAAATTTCTCCACGGATGGTGGCGTTAGCTACGATACAGGAGCTAACTATGCATACACTGGATATGTTAATGGTACAAGCTTAGCACTGGTCCAACAAGTTAATGGCGCGGCAACTTTCGGAGAATTGCTTTCACTTATTGGAATTGGAACAGCAGCAACACAATCAAGTGGACAGGCAAATTTTTATAATTTAGGTTCATCAGCATTTCATAAGCAATTTTTTTGCAATAGTGTCGGATTTTCAGATGCTTATGGTTATATAAATGCCAATCTTGCAACTAATTATGTAAACACAGCAATCGTAAACGCTTTCAGGATTTCCCTTAATAGTGGTGGAAATATCGTCACAGGCATATTCAAACTTTTTGGAATGCAGAACTAATGGCATACAACGCAGGCGCATCAACAGGTAACTTGGTTTTGCTAAGTAAACAGACGGCTAATAATAGTGTATCTCTTGATTTCACGACTGGAATTACTGGTTTCGACGTTTATTATATTGATTTTTATGGCGCACAAAATGCCACAGATGGAGCGGCACTATTAATTCGTGTTTCAACTGACGGAGGCTCATCATATTCGGCTGCTGGGTATGATGTGACAAATTATTATTCTTTTCCTGGAAGTTTAAGTCAGGGAACAACCGGAGCAGTAACAGGTTTTAGACTTAGCGATAATAACAATAACACCGATGCAGCAATGCCCATCGTAGGAAGCGCATTTTTATATAATTTCTCTAATTCATCGTTTAAAAAACAATGTATATCAACATTTATGGGAAATTCCAACGGAAATACTCTTTTATCGCAACAGGGCACAATTTGGAGCACCACAACAGCTGTTAACGCCATTCAAGTAATAGCTTCGTCAGGGAATATAACATCAGGCACATTCAAACTCTATGGAGTGGCAAACTAATGACACCAGATCAATATAAAGACAAATTTCTCTTCATAGACAAAACTATAGAGACATTGAAGAATGATGCAGCGGCCTGTGCCAACTTCATTAAAACTGCTGAAGAGGAATTCTTAAAGATTAGCAGCATCTATGAAGGTTTGAGCAAAAACGACGCTCTCTTAAAAACCTATGCGGAATGTTCCAAAAAAGAAAGCGATTCCAAACAATCATCGATTAATAATCTTCAATCGGTAGCTTCTGAAATTAATAGAAATCTCGATCTGATTAGATCTAAGATTTCTGAACATGCAGAAAGAGATGATGTGCTGAATGCTTTGATTGAATATTCAAAGAAGCAAATTACTGAAATATGCTCTCAGCTTCTACATCACGAAAGAAATTTTCAAGATCTAAAAGATGAACTATCCAAGGCAAAAGCTGATATTTCTACTTTAACAAGCCAGTCTAATTCAAATTATAGAGAATGCAAAGATCTAATAGGTGCGAGTCGTAAAGCTATTGATAATTGCCAAGAGATGATATCAAAGATTGCCTCTAGCACCGATGAGCATATCTTGAAAACGGCAGCTTCTATCGTAGACATGGGAAATGCGGTCACTGGAAACAAAAACTATGTAGCATCCCAATTGAAAAATCTAGAAGAAAAGATTCAAAAGATTTCTCAATCCAATTCTAGCGATAGTCAAAGTTCAAATGATCTTTCTGCAATCATGGATTCTATAGCAGAATTTAAGAGAGCGATGGAGATTTCAAGATTGGATGTGCAGAACTCAACTATCCGTAGCTCTAATACAGCAACACAAGTTCAGATCCTAGAAAAAAAGATTGAGAACATTTATTTGCTTCTCAAGAAATTCGAGATTAATCAGTGAGTCAAGCTGGATCATTAGGTGGAGGGGGCTCAAGCAGTTCTCTTACATTTACAACCGATTCTGGCGTTGCAACGCCTGCTGCAAGTAATGTAAATGTTCTTGGTGGAACCGGCATTACAACTAGTGCCGTTGGCGACACTATTACCATTGACTCGACGGTCACTCCCGTACCAACAGGTGCGACAGGAACCGTTCTTCAAGGGGCAGGAATTGGTGTCACTCCTGTTTATTCAACAGCTACTTACCCTTCAACTGCTACTGGTACCGGAACATTACTTAGAGCTGATGGCACTAACTGGACTGTAACAACTAGCACCTATCCAGCAACTAATGCTGTAAGCACCTTACTATATGCCTCAGCTACTAACGTGATGAGTGCACTTTCTACTGCTAATAATGGAACACTAGTCACTAGTAACACTGGTGTGCCATCAATATTAGCAGGACCTGGAACGACAGGAAACATCCTCCAATCGAACGCAGCAGCAGCACCAAGCTTTTCTACGGCTACCTATCCAAGCACAGCAGGAACTAGTGGAAAAATATTAATTTCGAATGGTACGAATATTGTATCTAGCACACCGACCTATCCTAATTCATCTGTTACAGCCGGAAAAGTGATCATAAGTGATGGAACAAATTATGTCGCCTCAACTCCCACATATCCTAATGCGTCTCCTGCGGCCGGAAAAATAGTAATAGGTGATGGAACAAACTTTATCGCATCGACTCCAACATATCCCAATGCCTCGCCGGCGGCTGGAAAAGTTCTTATTGGAGATGGAACGAATTTTGTTGCTTCAACGCCAACTTATCCAAACGCTTCCGCATCTACTGGAAAAATATTAATAAGCGATGGAACAAACTTTATTTCGTCTACTCCAACCTATCCAAACGCTGCTTCTACTGCGCTTAAGCATATCAAGAGCGATGGGACGAACTTCGTTACCACAACAGTTACCTATCCGGATGCAAGTGTCACTGCTGGAAAGGTGATAGTCTCGGACGGAACAAACTACATTGCTTCAACACCGACGTTTCCTAATGCCAGTGCGACAAGTGGTAAGGTGATCAAATCAGATGGTACGAATTGGGTAGCATCAACTGAGACTTATGCGGCGCCCGGAACCAGTGGAAACGTAATGACGTCCGATGGAACGAATTGGACATCCGCAGAATCCGTTGGAAATGCTTATTTCATTCAAACGGTAGCCGGAAATCCTGCGGATGCAACCACATATTTCTTACAACAATCTATAACTACTATAAATAATACCGCTTCTGGAAATGCTGCTACCAGATATTATATAACAAGAGCCGGAACGATTAAAAAAGTGTATGGGGTTGTTACCTGCACTACAGGGTCTAGTAATGCAACGACAATCGCCCTCAGATTAAATAATACGACAGACACCAACGTTACAACATCATTAAATTTGAGTGCGTCTCCTGCAACTTTCAACAATACGGCTTTAAGCATTACTGTAGCCGCAGGGGATTACATAGAATTTAAATTGATTTGTCCTACATGGAACCCTACAAACCCAACCAACGTACAAATTAGCATGACGGCATTAGTACAATAAGGATAAATATGACTTCAAATATGTCAAATGCTCCAGTCAACAACGCTCTTTATACGACAGCTAATGGCACGACTCAATCTGATGTTTTCTTTACTTTTCTAACCGATAGAGACCCAACTGCCAATGACGTTAATTTCCCTGTAAACAAACGATGGGTTAATACGACTAGCGGTGAGGAGTGGATATTAAGGGGATACATAGGTAACTCAGGGATTACAACAGCTAACTGGCTACAGATATCTCAAGGTTCTGCTCAGGACATTATTTCTCTTTCAGATAATGACGGGAATTTAGCTTATCCATCTTTAGATACAGATGTTCCTCCAAATAATATCCAATTAAAGGGACATGTAGGTCAGCTCCTTGGTGTTGATTTCTCTACAGTGACGAAGACTGGTACGAGTGAACTGACAATTAATCCGATGTCAGTGGCAAGAATTATAGTAGATCCTTTAGGAACTAATGGAAGTTATACGACAATTAATGCCGCAATGGCGCATGCGAAAGATGGCGATACAATATTCATTACCACAGGGACTTATACTGAAAATATCACTTTATTTGGTGGCATAGCCTTTACGGCTTTTGATACAGATGGAGTATTAGGACATGTAATCATTATAGGAACTATATCAGGCATTTTCGTTGGCACTTCTGCCTTCAATGGAATTCAGTTGCAGAACACAGGATCAAATCCCGTCATTAGTACAACTGGGGTTTCACAAGGAAATATTGTACTTCTTAATTGCAATATCGTCGCAAGCACTTTTACAGCAATTGTTTTAAATAATTCAGTTTCCACAGTAACGTTAAAGCATTGCACAGGAGGAAATTCAGGAGCTAATACTTTCTTCTCAATTACGGCAGGTAACTTAACTCTTGAAGATTGTAATATTGGCAATTCAAGCTCTACAACGACACCATCAACATGTGCAGGAAGTTTTAATGTCGATACTTCCGAATTTAATTATGCAGTTTCGCTTTCTGGAAGTGGTAGCGTAGATTATTATTTTAGCAGATTTGTTACCGCGTCATTTAATGGCATTGCATTATCTTTGTCTGGAACTAGTGGATCGACAATTGATCAATGTGTATTCCAAACGGGATCAGGAGTAGCGGTTACAGTGGGAGCAGGCTGCAACTGCAACTTCCAAAATAATGTTGTTGATAGTACGGCAGCAAATGCGATTACGGGTGCTGGTGCCATCAATTATGCCAATAATTCCTTTGTTAATAATTCTAACATTGCGACGACAACTCAATCTCCAAATACATTGAGATATGGTTATGCTAGAAGCACTCTTCAACCATCTTTTCTATATACAGCCGATAGTCAAATTAATGTCACAGGCAATGGAGTTACAGCGGTTGTTTCCTTTGCACATAGGGTGTTTGATCAAGGAAACCCAGGGGGCTTTGTTTTCAATGGAACTGATTTTTCAGCCCCAGTTGATGGAAATTATCTTTTTAACGTATGCATCACAGTTAGCAATTTGACTGTAGCCAATACAAGAATTATGGTCAATTTAGTGGCAGCGAGCGGAAGTTATCAAATTTCTAATATTAATGCGGGTGCAGTCTTTGAGACAAATACGGGTGACAAAAGATTGACCGTTACCGGATCTGTGATTGTTCCCATGACAAATGGAGGCACCACGGTTCATGTAGCAGTTACAGTATTTGGAGGCGCTCAAGATATCAGTGTATTTAATGAGATATTTGGTGCTTTAAATACTTTCATTTCGGGACATCTCGTTTCCTAATGTAAATCCGCTTTACTTCACATCATCATCAATGTAATTGATCAGACCCTCATAAGCCTCGTGTGCACCTAATGCTCTATAGAAATTAGACATATGTTGAGTCTCAATCATCACTCTTTCGCAGTTTCTCATTCCTAATACACAATATTCTCTTATGTCATCTTCCGCTGCAGCAAAGCAAATCATTGGCATCAAAAGCATTAAATATTTCATATAGGTAACCGTCCTTTGCAGATATTAAGTTTAAGTATCATATGCTCATGAGCAAGTTCTTGGTATTGCTTCTTACAGATCGAAAGTTCCATGAATAAAGCCTTACGAACTTTAGACCATTCATTACGAATATCTTCCAGCTCAGTTTTTTCGTTAGAAAATTCAGGAAATAGTTCTAACTGTTTCATAATTAATCCTTGGGTTGTGTAAAAGATTGAATACAATCCCAGAATTTTATTTCCTCTTCAAGCATTTTTTCTTCGAATTCTCTATCTCGCATTACCTCTAGTAGAATGCCAGTCTCTCCATCATAGGCATAGTAGTAGGCGGATGAGCCATCTGCTACCATTAATTGGTGGGCAATTTGGCACAAGTAATAGGGTGGTATTACGCCATTTAGAGCCATTTCGCATGCTTTCTTACCGCATTTAATCTCCAATACCACTTGATGATCTTCGCTAATTCCATCAAAGGAAGCAGAAAGAAACTCATGTATGGAATGCACTCCAATCATTGGCTCTAGGACAATTCCTGTATGCTTAGTGAACTCTTGCCTTGCAATAGGTTCCATTCGCGTTCCTTCGGCCATTCTAGCGAGTTCTTTATCGGTAAAAGCCTTTTCCCAGCCTAGGGTCTTTTCTTGCCACAGCTGCTTTCTTTTCTTGAAAGGGTTCAAGTTCATTATCACTGAGCTGTCTGTAGCTCCCAAATGGCATTGGCGAAACGCTAACCATTCCGCAGAACCTTGTTGTAGATCAATTATTTTCATACATGTTTCCAGGTAATACCCAAACAAGCCATTC